ATTCCAAAACTTCACGAAAGTAACTCTCCAAATCAGATGAAGAACTTTCTTTTGTTAAAATAATCTTACTTTCCATTTGTTTCTTCTTTTCAGTTTTTAACGTGTGTCTCACGCTTTGTAGTTTTTGCATCTTGCAGCAATTTATGTCAGTCTCTTCCCTTGTACTTTCGTAGTGCTACCTTTCTTGCATTTCAAAAAATTTCCTGTAATTGTATTTTGTATTTCCAAGAAATGGATACAACAAAAGCAACTTCTAAAATTCTTATCCATAGTTCATTTCCGCTTTAAGTTTCTTTCTTTGAGCCAAGAACATAACAATCTCCTCGAAATCTTCGCAATTCAAAAGCATCTGACCAACCTGCCATTCCATGGCTTTCTGCTTGGCATCCTCCATGCCCTTTGCAAAGAATGTGATTTTCTTGTCTTGGCTTCGATTCTCTGCCGTTACTTCAAGTGTTCCGAATTCAAGTTCGGTAGTGTTTATACAGAGACCTTCATCAAAGAGCCTCTGTAGATAATTAAAAAGGTTACTCTTTTCCATTTTTCAATCTTTCATTTTCCTCCTTCAATAAATCATCAATCTCCTTGCGCTTTGCTCGCATGTCTTCAAACCATTTTTTTGGTGTTCTTGGACACCCTATAAGCCAATGATCGAAGTTTGGAATAGGCAAATTGAACTCACTAGCTTCAATAGTATAATCGTACCACTTCAACAACTCTTCTTCGGGAGCTTCCTTGTCAATATCAGTTACAATAGTAGCCATATCGAAAGTTAAATCACCGCAATTGGCTATTCCACCTGTATCAATCCAATATGTCTCCGGATTATCCAATCCGTAAAACTCATGCTTCTCACAAAATGCCTCCAAGTAAGCATTGCAAGCATTCTCGTAATCTTTCTTTAATTTTTCCTTATCCATAATCATAAACCCTTAAAAAGTTTCTTAACCTCTCTCTTCTCCTCCTTTGGATGGGAGCACATCACAACTTGCGCTCTTTGATTGTGTCTTACCTGCCATTCGCAAGTGTTGCATCCCAAGTCACCAACCTTATTAACAGCATTGGAATATCTGCCTTTCTCACCATAGGGACAATCGGTAACGAAATCCTTTCTTCCCCAGATGTACTCATCTATCTTGTATGAGATAGCATTTGCTTTCTCCTTTTTCTCTTTATTATTCAAAAACATCATATCATCATTATTTAAAATAGACATAGCTGACCATCATCAGCGACCTTAACATTATTCACAGGAAACCAAAGTTCCTCAAATATTATCTCCATGCATGCTACAACTATAGAGTTTCCGGCAGCCTTTTGAAGACTTGACTTCGCCACTCCGCTTTCAAGCATTCTGTCTATATATTCTTCGTCAACGTTCATTAAGCGGAAGAGTTCTCTCGGAGTCAAACGCCTAATGCGCAACCTTGTCTCTCCAAGCACAACCAAGGAGTCCTTGCTCGCAGATGTAATGGTATTGGCTATAGTCTTTCCAAGCTCAATTTTTGGGCTATGCTTTTGACCTTTTATCCACTTCCCTTCAGAACGAGTCCTTATAGCTGCACCCATAGGCTCTTTCCATTCATTTGGTACAAATTTCTCTTTACATAGCAGAGCATCGCTCAAAAAGTACTTCTCGTCCACATTTTCCTCCAAGACATCAACCAAATGTTTCTTCAGCTTTGTCTTTCTCGGAAAATGATAATCCATCTTATCACCATCATTTCGTATAGAGAGCATGAAGACACGCTTTCTGTTCTGAGGAACACCGCAGTCGGCAGCATTTACCACCTTTGCATAATTGGCATATCCGTAGGATTCCAGCTCCTTGCGCCACTTGTTGAAGAACTCGATGAACTTTGTTTGAACCAGAGCCTCTACATTCTCCATTAAGAGGTATTTCGGTCTCTTGGTAATAATGGCGTTTCTTGTGAACCAAAGGATAGAGGAACGTGTATTGCTTCCCTCCTCTATTCCTTCCTGCATTCCGGCTTGCGAAACAGACTGACAAGGTGTTGAATATGTCAGCAAGTCAAAATCAGCAACCTTGCTCCAATCTATCTTGGTCATATCACCAAAGTTCTTGCCGGACAGACTAGGAAAACAAGCGTTATGCAAGGTTATTGCACTTGGCTCTATCTCCGACCAGCCGATGCACTCGTAATCAAAATCAGAATGTTTCTTCTTCAGTCGTTCCAAAGCCATCAGTTGAGAATCATATCCGGCACATAATTCAAATGTTCGTATCTTCATTAAATATCATGGGTTTTACAAAAATCCTCTACAAAGCTATCACCCCAATCATCCTCATGCCAAATCTTTGCTACTTCAAGTTGCCCCATTTCCTTTATAGCCAACAGAACTTGTTTTATATCGTTTTCGTACTTAGGTAATGATTTCTCCATAATCGGGAACAAATCCTTTGCCTCTTCAAAAGTCAACAGAACATCAAATGCCCCACCTTCACTTGGCTTTACTTCAAATAACTTTTCAGAAGGATTCTTTGCAGTTTTCAACCACTTCAAAAATTCCTTTCTACTACGATACTCACAATATAAATTGCTAAACTTTACGTATAGCTTATCAAAACCTAACTCTTTCATAATAAATCAAATTTATCTTTAATTATCTGTTTCAAACACCGTTTGCTTGCCTCGTCTTAACACACGATACTTCTCAGGAGCCATTGGTAAGCCATTCTCTTTTAAAGCTTTCTCGTAAGCTCCAAAAGCTAAACAATCGGCTTGTTCGTTCAAATCATCACCATTATGTCCCTTTACCCAAGTCAAAATAACAAGCTTGTCCTTTGCACACTTACGATACAACTTGATTAAGTCTGGGTTCTTTATATCTGCACCTATCTCCCAATCTGTATAGCGGAACATTTTCAATGCGTACTTAGAATCACTTCGAACCTCTATGACAGAACCTTTCGGGCAATAATTAACAGCTGATATTATAGCCAACATTTCCATACGATTTGAGGTCGTATGCAAGCAATGATGTGTCTTAACCTTTTCCAACTCCCCTGTAGCCGTGTTCACAACGATATAAGCCGAACCGCCAGCCTTATGAGTGGAATAATTATCACAACTACCATCGGTATAGCAAATATAGTTTGGAAGAAGCCTTTTTCTTTCCACTACAGTTTCTTCTTTCTTAGGTTGAACCTTTCCATACTTTGCATTCTTGCCTGTTCGCAAAACGGAGTTGTAAGCACCTGCCAATGTTCGCCAATCATCACAATAGTTTCCATCTTTCTGTTTCCATCCGTTTTTCCATAACAAGTCCCACAAATCTTCGATAAAGCCCTTTTCTATCCAATTTTTCTTTATACAGAAACCCGAAAAGACTCGGGAAGAAGGTATCTTCGCATACAAATCCTTTGCCATTTCGTCAATAGCATAATCTTTTTTGTTTGCGGTACACCAATTGGGAATAACAATTATCACCTCCCTCTTGCCAAGCAGACGTTTGAATCTAGATATATTGCCAAAGTAGCGATTAGACTCTTCCGCAAAGTCAGCATTCTTCACTAAATTCGCAAAAGTTTTGTTTGAAACACGAATCGTAAACAAGTCTATATCCTTACAAGTTTCCAATATTCTATTAACCAAGTCAAACATAGCCTCTATTTTGTCGGCTTGTTGCTCGTTGACCAGGAAGTTGTCACGAATGAATTTGTCACCATCATACAATCGACTACAAGCCAACACTCGATTTGCACCTTTCACACGATATGAACTCAGATAAACATCATAAGCTCTAACTTGATGTTCTGATTCCAAGTACTTTTCTTCTATCTTCTTCATAATCTCGTATATATAATAATAACACGTAATATATCAAGGAACACGTTAGTCTCTTAAAGACTCCTATACTTATTCCAACTAACTACTAATATGAAAATGTCCAAAATAGAACTTACCCACCATAGAAGTCATCAGGTAGATTTCCTATTGTGCCATTTTCCTTTATTTGCATTCGATGTCCCTTCAATTTATAACCATAGATTCTGTGCTTGATAGCAACAGAAGTCTCTCGGTCTCCAAAAGAGTAAGAGCAAGGTATGATTAAATAGTGCAGGTTACCTACGTTAAACGTAAAGTTCCTACGACCAAACCTTTGCAATGTTCGTTCCATCTCTCCATCGTTTCTATCATCTGCCATGTGCATTTCCGCATACGTGGACTTAATCTTACCTTCGCTGATAAGATTCTTCTTGATTCGGCATATAGAGCCATGACCCATATTCACAACCTTTGCAAACGAGTTAGTAGTTAGTTGATGCCAAGCACAATCATTGTTGCCAACGTTAAAACAGTCTTGACGAGCACCACTAATAACCGATGTGTACAAAATATTGTTGACTATAGAATATAACTCCTTTAGCTTATAGTCCTTATTAATAGGAATACGACAAACGTAAGCTCCTTGGAAGCGACCTCCATTTTTATTGGGCTTCTTTTCTTTGTCACGGAACGTATTCACGATAAATCGCCCGTTACCAAGTTCTGTAAAGAGTCCATCCTCCTTGACATCCTTTAGCAATTTTCTTGCCTTTGGATAGCCCACACCGAGTTTTTTCTTTACATCCTTGATGGTTAAGTTAAATATTACAGAATTTCTGCGTTGCATCTTACACCAAATAGCAAAGCAAAGCGTCTCCTTGTGTGCCTTCACTTCTTGTGATGACGCACCATAGGTGTACTTCTTTACCAAGTCCATACGTATATGTAAATAATGCTTTCCCATAAATTCCTTATTTGTTTAACTTATCTGTGTTTCGCCTACTCCAACAGTTATAGCCCATTGCTAACCTAGAGCTATCTAAGGATGTTTCGACTCATAATAAGGATTCTAAAAAGAAATCCTTACCCTTCATTCGTCTGACCCCCGAAATCTAGGTAAGGATTATCGTAGTATGGCTTTCGCCACTGGAAATCTTGTCGATTCTTGTAAGTGGGGTCAACACCAACAAAGCACGTTGCAAAGTTACTAATTAATTTTCAAACTGCAAGGATTTTAGTGTGCATAATTATATGTATTATGCTTTCTTAACACAGAATGCCGTATTTAGTTACATATATGAAACTATAAATATATTAAACCGCTTGCATTTATGACATTTCACACACTAAGTTGTTCTCAAGACTAAAAAGAGCAGCCACCATCACTGGCAGCTGCTCCATAAGTTGTTACCTAAAAACCAATCTTAAACCTTAATAACTAAAAATCAACCTAATGAAAAAACTTTTTCTTGTATTTTACCGTGAGAAAGAAAATCATTGCTACCAGCGTCAAGGAAACGACCCAAAAGGAAATCATTCCGAATTTCCAATAGAATAAGTCCCATCCCGCCAAGTCTTTCTCGATATATTCCTTTTTGGTCTGGACAATACTCAACTCTCTGTTGAGACTATCCCTCTGAGCCTTGTATATACTTGCTCGCTCTGCTATCTCCTTATAATGAATAAGGCTATCACGAACCTTGGATAGTTCCTTGCTATCCCTGTATCTAATCTCTATGTGAATAGAATCCTTACCTAGCACTTTACCACTCTCATCTACCCTTGTCTTGACATCATCCTTTATGTATGTGGAATCCTTAACCTGCTTTTCGGTCTGCTCCCAATGGTAAGCGAGTAAGCTATCCTGAATGAGCCTGACCCTTTCATTGACGATAGAGTCCCAGTGAGCATAAGTAGTAGTGTCTCGCACCACCTTTTCCACTTCTACATATCTCGTTGTCCGGCATCCGTACATCATCAGCATGATGAAGAAACCTACCAATATGGTAACGAGCCAACGCCACCAATCAAATCTTAATTGCATATCAACCTCCTTTTTGAGTGCAAAGGTACAAATTATATTATATATGGCATAAAAAGAGCCATTTGGGTTATTTCCAAAACCCGAATAAGTGAAAAACTAGCCATTTCCTGTTAACGAATGTAATCAAGCCTACTATTATATCCAATAAAAGTTAATGCAAAGAAAATAGCTTGATTTTTTATTGCATATTTCAAATATTCTTTGTATCTTTGCATTAGAAATAGAAAGGTGAGACACACCTTCAGAAACTGTATTATTAACAATTAAGCCCTATCGCATCACGGCAAGCGAAAAGAATATGGCAACAACTAATAAAAAAAGAATGCGTGAGTTCTTCGAGTTCGGATTTGAGCAAGTTCAAGCTAAGTCCATCATTAAGGAGTGTAACTTCATTGCAGATGCTAAGGAGTTCGCAAAAGGTGGCAAGTTCGAGCGCTTCGCAGACTACACAAGAGAGCGTTTCGAGAACGAGTTTCAATGTGCCCTTTTGTTCGCATAATAACCATTTAAACTTACGGATATGAAAGAATTAAGCTTGACAACAGATTTGATGTTTAATCGCATTCTCGCTAAAAACAATTTTAAGTATGAGGATGAAGAAACAGCCAAAGAAGAAATAACTAAAATGCTATCTGATACAGACCTCACTGTAGTTGAGAGTAGATGCAAGGCTATAGAGATAGTCAATCCAGACAAGAGCCTAGAAGTACAAAAGTCTATTATAGCAGAAGGTTATCTATTCTTAAAAAATGAATATGCAATCTCTATGCGACTTATCCAATATAACGCCTATGATACGATGAAGTTCGCATACGTTGTAAAAAGCATAACTATTTAGATTTACGGATATGAAAGAGATTAGAACATACAATTTCTATAACAATGGAGACCAAAGTCATCTTAACATTTACTTCAAGGATGGCACGCAATGGTGTAGAACTATCTTCCAAGAAGACCTGCAAAGAGTTATCAAAGAGAAAGAAGGTTGCTTCGAAGCGATTATGAATAGATACAACAACTTGTAAAAAACTCTATAATATGGCAAAGAGAGAAATACCACTTTTCATAATAGACAACACTCGCAATCACAAGCGAGGAGAATGCGACTTCCTAGTTTGCACCGATAAGGACAACGGCTTTATCGCAAAGGTTGACTATATGGAAGGAGAAATAGAAGAAGTTGGCGATGATTATCGCATAGGTTACCCAAAGCGTGGTGTGAGTTGCCGCATCCAGATACAACAAATGATAGGCAAAAACAGCCGACCAAACGAGATTAGAACCTTGCTTAAAAAGGGTATGGACTATTTCGTGAAGACGGTTCAAAAACCTATCCACGTCAATGCCCCAACCAAGGATGAGTGTGCCACGTTCCTAGAGATGCTTATCAGAATGAACAAGCAAGCTCTTGACGAGGCTGGCTCAGACTACGATGCCCACAAAGTTGTGGAGAACACCATCAAGATGTTGCAAGCATCAGCGGATTACCTCAAAGAAGATGTATAATCTTAGAGACCCACGAATGACTAAGACGCACATTGTATGTTCCTTGGTCGCATTGATAATTTGGTATGTAATTTATAAAATATTCATAATATAATATGGAGCATCAAAACATTCTGTCCTACATAGCAAAGGACATACAAAAGACTTGTGAGAGACTTGGCATTTACGCTGAGTTCATACCCATGGACGAGAAGCACATCGTGAGTTCTGACTTCAAGATGCAGCCTGCAATCTTCAAGAGCATTCACGTTGAGGCTGACCTCCACATTTACCCTTCAGAAGTATCGGGAGAAGATGATGTGCTTGACATAGACGTTAGCTTGCATTATCGCTACTACCATTGGGAAGGTGGCGAGAATGGTTGCAACATCGGTTGGATGAAATACCAAATACAACAAGCCTTCTTCAATAAGGACAAAGTGTATATTGATAATTTCGAGAGTCTTTGTACCATCAAGAGATGGCGAGGTGTTGAACTTTAAAATAAAACTATATGAGTAAGACAAAAAACAATATTCCGTATGAGAGGCAGATGCTTCCCATTCTTCGCAACTACGACAAGCTGGTAGAAGAAAACAAAGCAATGAAAGCTATTATAGCGAACATAAGCAAAGTTTGTAAGCCCGAAGATACCGTCCTCCAATTCAAGAAACTAGATGGACAAGTCAAAGACTTAACGAACAGACTTAATGTATGCAAGAAAAAATTGGGAGAAATAGACAATTTGGTTAGGGATAAATTAGAACGAGAGCACTTTTTCGTTTCTAATAGAAGTACCACCCTAGCAAACGTAAGGCTCTTAACAAAATAGATATGGACAACAAGAAAAGTAACAGAGGAGGTGCAAGGGCTGGAAGCGGACGAAAGAAAGGGAACAACGTGAACCTTTGCATAAGGATGCCAAAGGAAACCGTTGACTATATAAAGCAGAAGTCCAAGGAGGAAAATGTTCCAATAGGCTCTTGGATAACCACCAAGCTAGGACTTTAACGAAGATAGCCCCACCGACTAGAACGATGGAGCTATTTTTGTGTTATTAGCTGTTTATTACACGTCCATCATTGCAGACGAGCTTTCCGTACTTGATGTTCCCGACACGTCTGAGCCAACCCTTCAGATTTACCTCTTGCTTAGGGTCGTTCTTCACGATGTCGTTAAGGTAGGTAATCCTAGCGACCTTCAGACTGTCGAACAAGACCCACTGTCCTTGCTTGAAGTTATTGATAGCCGCTAAGGTGTTCTTGCCCATGATGCCGTCCACCTTTGTTCCTACAACTTCCTGTATCTTCTGGATGGCCTTTGAGCATCCGCTATTGTAGGCGAAGTCCACTAGGAGGTTCGCCACTGACTGGTTGTTTATCTTGTCAGCCATGCAAACATCCCAGTAGTTCCTCTTGAACACTCGGTCATAATCTGCCTTGGTAAGCAACTTCACATCCTCGGCATTGATTACCCCATCACCATTCTTGTCATATCCAACCTTCTTCCAAGTAGCGAGCGTGATTCCGTATTTTGTCGCATTTCCACGGTCACTTTTTCTGTTGGTGTACTTAGACGATTCCCAACTAAGTACGAACTCGCTTAAAATCTCCGATTTAGCCATTGTCTTTTTCCTCCAACTTTAAGTTATTGTTATTGTGTTCGCCACGTTCCCCTATAGTCTTGGTAATGCCAGCCGTGACGAACAAACTAGCCACACTACCAACAAATGCACTTAACCCCATCAAATCGGTCTTGATAGTCCCATAAGTTACCACTTCCCACACTAAGATAAAGCAGACAACCAGGAGCATCAAGAAACCTATCAAAGTAACGGACACTAAAAAGAATGCCTTGCTTGAATGTCCGCTATTAACTTGTATGAGTAATTTCAGATACTTTATCATAATTTAATCCTCCCTATCACGATATATCGCATCTTCTTCCTTTTCAACCAACGATTCTAAGGATTCTCGCTTTCTTGGTGGGGTTCTAAGTTGACATCCATCCTTGATGCATCTATTCCATTGTGCCTCATGCAAGGCAAGCTTCAAATCGTTCTTCTCGTCCCTAAGATTGCGTATCGTAATTCTGTATTGGTTGATTTCCTCATACAATTCATCTACTTTACTGTTAAGATTAACGACCGACTCGTTGGAACGTTCATAGAGAGCCTTCCACTCATCGGCATATGATGAAATCGTCTTGTTCTCCTCTTGTGACGCCAGTGCTGCCTCCTTTCGTTTTCTACTATTATAGTACAGCAACGTGGAGATAACTCCCGATGCGCAAAGAAGATTAATTCCCGTCTGTATTAATTGAATTGTTTCCGCTGTCATTTCCTTATGTTTTTTGTTGCAAAGATAGCTATTTATATATAATAATGTGAAAATAGCCGAGTCAGAAAACTACACAATTAATTTTTGTGCAAATAATTAAATTTTTCCTTAAACAAAGTTATAACACATTAAATTATTTGCTCTATCAAAAAAATCTCATTACCTTTGCAAATACAGGTGAGTCACACCATAAAAAACTGAATAAAAATGAAGATAATAGAACAAGACACAATAGACATCATTAAGACGCACATAAATGAGCGACCAAGATACAAGTTGGCACAAAGAATGGGTGTCAGCGTAAAATTTCTATATAAGATATTGCACGAATGCGATTGTAATTTTGAGCACAAAAGATTTGTTCCACAACCCAACCAGAAACGTGACGAGCAAATCACAAAGCTTTATCCTGACCATTCAGTCAAAGAGATTGCCGAGATTGTAGGGTGTCATCCATCTACTGTAGGAAAGGCTGCAAAAAGACTAAAGCTTACTCATTCGAAAGAAACTATCGAAAGACTTAAAAAGAATAGTTTGGCAAACTTAAAGAAAGCGTATGAGAAAGCAATAATAAAGAAGAGGGTAAAAAGTTGGAAAAGAACTATGCGTGCAGAAAAGCTCAGATTTATGTCCTGCATTCCGCAGAAAACGAATCTTAGATTTTCAGAGTTACCTGCAAAAGCATATCACGCCAAATACAATCTCATTACGAAACATGGGTATTTCGGTTTTGAAGGCGAACCTTATATCTTGGGTTATGACCGGAATACTCGTAGGATGGATGAGGAATACTATAAGAACAAATATGGATTTTCTTTTGAGGAGGACGAAGAATGCCAAGAAGATTGACACAGGAACAGATAGACTACATCAAAGCCCATATCAATGACTACCCACGAAAGGAAGTAGCCAAGGCTGCTGGTGTAACCTTACATACATTATATAAGTATATCACTATTTTAGGTGGAACGAAAATAGACAATAAATTGAATAATGAGACTATCCGTAAAATCTCCGACATGTACCAAACGATGACGGCAAGAGAAATATCAGAAGTAACGAATATTCCTCAATCGACAATTTTAGGACAGGTCAGTAAGCTTGGATTGAAACATAACGCAGAAACGGCAGACAGAATTCGCAAAGAGCGTAACAAGTCTTTGAGAAACTATTGGAATAAAGAAAAGTATGCCAATAAAGGCAGAAAGCTGCATATGCAATATAAAATGGACGAACTTAGAGTGTTGTCGGGTAAGCCTCAAGAAACAAGGTTAAGAATAAGAAAACTCTCCCCAAAGGCTTTGAATGCGAAGATGTATTTGCGAAAGTCTTATAACTATTTCTACTCTAAGGGTGAGCCGTTTATTCTCTGCTATGACTCCGAAACGAAAAGACATCCGAAAGAGGAATACTATACACGAAAGTTTGGCTTTAAATTTGTGTGCGCTTAGTTTCCGTTTGCATTTTTTTGTTTTCTGCAAACGGAATTTGCAAACAAGCCTTTGTTTTTTCGCCCATTCGAAAGTATGATATTACCTCCTATCACCTTAACTGCTTGATTATTAGCGGATAAAAGAAAGTTTGATAGAGTTATTAAACCTTTTGCTTATTATTCGTAACTTTGCAGCCGTAACGTTACATAGAGTTAGTTTAATTAAGGTTTAACACAAAAAGATTATTCTTATGGAGACATCAAAAACTTATGTTTTTAATCCAGAGGGTTCAGGTAACAATGGAGGAATGATGAGCTTGATAGCTCCTTTGCTCCAACAGAGAGGCGTTGACCCAAACGTTCTTCTTGCGATGAAGGGTAATAACGGATTCGGCAATGGTGATGGTTCTTGGTTCATTTGGCTGCTCTTTATCCTTTGCTTCTGCGGTTGGGGCGGTAATGGTTTCGGCTTTGGTGGCCGTGGCAATGGCGCAGGTCTTGCTAATGAAATCAACAATGACTATGGTCGTTCCTTGCTTATGGATGCAATCGGTGGCAATCGTAATGCACTCAGTAATCTCGCTACCCAGCTCAATTGTACAGAAGGACAGATTCAGCAAGCAATCTCTGCTTTGACTACCCAAGTCCAGAACGTGGGCAACCAAGTAGGCATGAGCGGAATGCAAACTATCAACGCTCTTCAGCAAGGTAATATGCAGATTGCATCACAACTCGCTGATTGCTGCTGCCGTGTAAATAACAATATTACGGCTATGGACGGAAACGTCAAGTTGGCTATGTGTCAGCAGACTGGCACTTTGCAGAATGCCATCAACAATGTAGCCGTAGGACAGGAGCGTGGCTTCTCTAACGTGGCTTACGAGACCCAGCGCCAGACTTGTGACTTGCACAACGCTATCAAGGAGAGCACTCAGACCATCGTTGACGGTCAGAAGCAGGCTGAGATGCGTGAGATGCAGAACAAGATTGATTCTCTTCGTGAGGAGAACAGTACCTTTAAGTCTTCCGCTATGACATCACAGATTGTGGGTCAGGCTGTAGCACCTATCAATGCGGTATTGGCTGGCTTGCAGAGTGAGGTGGCTGGTATCAAGTGTAAGTTGCCAGAGACGGTAACTACTCCTTACAGCCCATTTACTGCGGTTCCTAATTGTGTCGCTTATCAGGCTGGTCTGTATGGTTTGAATGCTGCCAACAACGGATTCTGGGGTTAAAGAAAGGAGGCTGCTATGTTATGGATGAGACCTTTTGCATGGGTTAATCGTAACGGCTCGGCAGCTATCGCATCTACAGGCGTGGTGGTGAACACCGAAAATGTTGTTTTCTCGTTCAGAAACCACGCCTTCGTGAATGCTAACTATAGGGGAACTATCTTTGTGAACCTACATCAAGCCATTCCGACAGGTACGACAAATACGCTGCCAATCCTTTTCGAGACCAATGGCGTAACCCAAGCTGTAACTAAGTTCAACGGCAATCCTTTGACGGTAGCCGATATTGCAGGAACTGGAGTTTATCAGTTTTGGTTCGAGCGAGATACTAACACCCTTCAGCTAATGACGGGTATTGTTTAACAATTAACATTACAAAGCTATGTTTCAAGGACTTCGACCTAACAGCATATTCTATGTGCTTGACAAGGGTGAAAACCCAAGTCTCAAAATCGGACAGGTTGTGTCGGTCAGTAACCCACAACCTAAGTTCCCAACATATACTCCTGGGCAATTCAACCCACAACCAATGGAGACTACCGTTGATGTTGTCGTGAAATTGCCGAATGAGCAAATGGAGTTCAAACAACTCCCATCCAATATGCAAATCGCAAACTCAGAGAACCTCGTGGTTTCTGAAAGTCGTGAAGCCATGGATGCAGAAGTTGAGGCTATGTATCGGCATTCTAAGGAGATTGTGGAAAGCGAGTCATACCACAAAAAGGTTATGGAAGAGTGCGCAAAGATGCGTGCCATCTTGAATCCACAAATAGCCAAAGACAGACAACAGGAAGAAGACATCAATAACCTCAAAAGCGAGGTCAGCGGAATGAAGGGAACTTTGACCGATATTAAGTCTATGTTGTCAATGGCTTTGGAGAAAGTTAATACAAAAAAGTAAATCATTATGGGATACATGATAGAAATTACCGAAAACAAGGTAAATGAAATGTCAGAACTTGTAGAGAAGATGCTTAAGTATGGTGGTAAACTCATGCACTGCATTGATGAAATGGGTGATGACAAGTATGGACGAATGGGTCACAGAACCCCAATGCCGGATTACCGAGACAATTGGGATGACGATGAAGACCGCTATGGTGAAAGACATGGTGGTCGCAGAGGTGGCGGTTATCGCTATTAGTATTACACTTTGAGGTGGGGAGAAATCTCCACCTCCTTAAAAATTTCAGTTATGGGAAGATACAAAATACCACTTGATGCATACGACATGAAGCCCGAAGGAATGATTGCATACCTTCGCTATAATGGATGGCACTTCAATAAAAAGATGTGTGATTGGGCTATCACCTTAATGCGCAAGACAAACGCAACGACAGGCAAGTTAGAAAGAGTAGAACCTACAGAAAAAGACACTGTGGAGGAACTCCTTAAAGTCAACAACGTAAAGTTGGAGAATGCTGACAATTACGATTTTGTCTATGTCGCAAACATGGCTAGAGCCGATTTCTTTAAGTCCTCTTTAAAGGATGAAGCTGCTTTGGCTCAATTTATTAAGGATATGGTGGATGACCCAGACCAAGAGGATGGATTCATTTTCAATAGATTTTATGCCGATTGCAACCATAACGGTATCGGCATACCATGGGATGATGTATTATGATTAAACAAGAAATTTACTTAGAGAAATATGATTGGAATGTGATTGTATGTCATGTTGTTAATCAAGAAGAGGTTGATGAGGCTATAGATGTACTAAGTTCCATTGATTGTAAAGGGCAACCATTGCTGGATGCATACGACCACATCTCAACCAATTCACCAAACAAAGGCTTGACATACACAAATGTTTCAAAGAACACAAGTGTAGTCCTTATCTGTAAGTCAACATCTGAAGGTGAGTATATAAACAGCCTCACACATGAAATGTTCCATGTGGTTGCACATATATGCAACCATCTGGGAATAGACATGCAAGGCGAAGAACCATGCTATCTCATGGGATGGCTTTGCCAGTCTATATTATAGAAGATTTCCTTATAAGTTTAACTTGGCGGGCAGACCTTGGATTTTTCCATCTGCCCTCCTATAAAATTACAAGAATATGAGTTGTTCTAGCATTAAAAATTATCTTTTCGAACGTTATAACGAGGATTACAACGTTCTTTCCGAGAATGAAAATCAAGTTATCATCACATTTGATGATTCAGACTTGTCTGTACTAGTGAACAAGAAGGAGAATAATATGTTTATTCTTGTTCCGTTAACTAAGATGCATTCATTTGAGTTTCATTCAAATTGGCTATTAGTTGATGGAGAACGTATTAATAGCAATTTGTTTTGGCAGGAATGTGGCAACCAAGTAATAGAGTACCAAGGCGATGCTCCAATGGCGATCAAGGAAGATTCTATTACGAGAATTATTAAAGATTTCATTAAAAACAGATAACGTTTTAAAATTTGCATTAATTTATTTGCAAGTCTGTCTTTTTTGTCGTATCTTTGCATTACTAAAAAGGTGAGACACACCATAACAACTGTGTTTTTTCGAACTCTATATTAGAAAACATACCTATTAAACAACAATATAGAAAGCAAAGATATGACAGGAAAAGGATATTTTATCAAGAAAAAAGTATTGTTCATAGATTTAGATGATACTATTATCAAGACTATTTCAGGAAACAAATTTCCAATAGATGTGACAGATTTCAAAATCCGTAAAGAGGTTTTGGATAAGATTGTAGAGGTGTTCCCTACTCTTTACTATGTGGAAATAGTTTCAAACCAAGGAGGCATCCCTCAATTCGTTGACGAACAGGACTTCATAGGAAAGATAAAAGCGATTGAAAGCTTTATGCAAAAATATCTTCGCAATCATACCGGACGAAATATATTCGTCAACTCTATGTATTGCCCATCGCATGCAGAGATAGGAATGAGAAAGCCAAATACCGGAATGCTAGAATCGTATTCTTCTTGGAAGAAGAGTGAGCTGATTATGATAGGTGATGCTAGCGGAAAAGAAGGAGACTTCTCGGACTCCGACAAACAGTGTGCGGAGAAATTCGGAATTGAGTACATTGATGTAGAAGACTTCTTGAAAATGTAAAAAAAGAGAGGCAATCACTTACCTCTCTTTAACGTTTATACCAATCAAAACTTAGCCCAATCTTCTATATCAATGTCCTTATCCCAGAAATCTTCAATTCTTGCATAAAGGGCATCAACATTAGCACAATGCAAGGAGCTGAGTTTCTTCTTGAATACTTCCATATCCACATCGTACTTTTTATCAAGTGAATCATAAATCACTGAATCTTCACAATGAGCGATAAGCATTTTAACGTTATATCTTATCGACTCGTTGATGATTGTTCCGTTGAATGAATCCGCCAGGAACATCCATTCGTTTGCTGAGAATATACCACGAAGCTCTGTCGTAGATATTAATCTTATACTTTGTAATGTATTGACAGTATCAATAACCGCTTGATTGATGGACTTGCCATCCTTAGTGAGCCAATCCGCAATTTCCTGCGGAAGGCGAATTGTTGCATTCTTAGTTTCTTTCATATCTATAACATTTAAATATTATTTCAAAGATTACGTTTTATTTCAGCTCAAACTCCTTAATTTCATAGATAGAAGTTTCTTCCTTATACTCTACTGGCAAATCCATCATGTATTCCGTATGCTCTGCCACATGAACATAGATAGGTGCATCCAAATAGAAATTATCTTTTGTAGGAATCATCGCCTCCTCTCCGTCAAAAGTACGGACAGACTGAGTAACTTCGGTAAACTCATCTTTTTGAGGAATGGTGCAAAAAGCTATTTCCTTAGAACTGAAAATACTAATTATTATTTTGTTGCAAATTACAACATATACTTTCTGATTATACATATTGATTGCACTTATCCGTGTTGGCGAGGGCTAAAATATCTTAATTAATCTTCATACTTGTAGTAAAGCTTCAATGGAGACTCCCCATCACAGGTGACTGTAAGAGTAAGGTTCTTACAAACAATCTTAGCATTTGCCTTTGCTTCTTCTACACTCATATCCATATCGTAAGCAAGACCATCCTTACTTGCGATATACTCATTAGCAATTTCCATCGCCTCTGATTTTGTTCTCGGGAAAAAATTAATTTTCTTCATATCTTGCTGTACTTTAAGTTATTGTATTATTTACGCTTGCAAAGATAATAAGAAAAAATCAAAGATGCAAATATTTAGCACACAAATATGTGTGCTTTAATATTTTTTAATAGAATAGCCCGATATATCCTATATAATAAGGTGTTTCGGGCTACGAACTTGTTATTGTAGATACAGGTACAATCCTACTCCGAACCACATTGTCAACATCATAGTTGACACCGTTACCCAAGCTAAGAAGTACTTATCGACCTTCTTATACTCATAAGAAAGGTATAGATAAGCAATGAATGTGCTGTTGATGATTACTAGCATCGCTACTATAATCAAAGTACAAAACATATAATCCATACTCATATATGCTCGCTTATCCGTGCTGCGATAGGGCTGATACGTTATGATTTTCTCTTGCTCTTAATGAAGTGAAGAATATCCCACTTCTTCCAATATCTCGTATGTCCTCGCTTCTTGCACTCACCATTCGGAATTTCGCCCCTCGCCACCATCCTGTTAAGTGTAGCATCAGAAACATGAAGCTTCTCCTTAACCTCCTCAGTGCTCAACATCGGATTGAGCATATCTGGAATGATGTCACACAATCTATCTAGGTCATCATCACTCATGCCGCAGGCGGTGACTTTCTCTCCGTTCTTCTGCTGCTCATCTGCCTTAAAGCAAGCATCACTTAATGTCTTCAAAGCTGTTCCGAGTATCTTATAATTCAAAATCTTTCCCATAATCATGCACAAATTTTACGTCCTAGTTTCGTATCATTAACAAACATTCTAGCAAAGCTATACAAATAGAATATAGTTGTCACGACCATGACCGTAAAGCAGGAATCCACCATATCTTTAGTTGTGTACCAACTCCACTCTACAATATGAGCCG